GACTGATCGTCCTAAGGTTACGCGAGAGAAAGAGCCTCCGCGTTATATTCTTCGTCAGTTCGTGACAAAAAACGGGCTCTCGAAGGTTGCGAAAATCCGAGTGATGAATGGGAGATCACCTAAGCCCCCAAAAAGGGCCGAAATGACACCCCATCCTTTCACAAGGACTACGTATTACAAGTATGACGACAAAATCCCTCGTGTCAAGATGCGTGCGGGTCAGGGTAACATCCCCCCCACATACGTCGAGAGTGATGAGTACTTCTACCTCCAAAATTTTGGAGGTACGCTCGTTAATGCAAACTGGACAGCGAACGATGACATAAAACTCATCGGTAAGCTTAAGGAGGCTATTAACGGGTCTGATTTTAATCTCGGAATTGCTCTTGCCGAGTGTAATCAGACGCTGCAGATGATTGGCGACTCTGCAGCCCGCATAACAAAGTCGCTAACTGCCCTCAAAAGGGGCAATATGCAACTTGCGGCGAAGTGGCTCATGGATGGGACCGGGAGGTCTCAGAAGAGGAGATATTTCACCTCTAAGACACACCAAAACCTATCCCAGGGTAACCTCTCATCCAACTGGCTTGAGCTCCAGTATGGGTGGCTTCCTTTACTATCTGACGTAAAGGCGGGGGCCGAGTGGCTTGCCAACCGGCTCGAGGTCCCGTTTAAGCAGCGTTATGCTGTTCATAGACGGGTAGCGACGGTCGATACTAAACTAACGCCATGGGTCACCTATTATCTGGGTGTCCCCAACGTTAATCCGGTGCCCAGTTCTACTGTGGTAGCGGAGTATCGTAAGCAGATCGTGGCGTACATCACTGAACGCCCGAGTGTTGCTGTCTCTTTGGGTCTAACAGACCCTCTGAGTATCGTTTGGGAGAAGATACCCTTCAGTTTTGTCGGCGACTGGTTTATTCCAATCGGCGATTATCTGGGGGCCCGGGGATTTGCTTCGTCTCTCTCCGGGACGTTTATAACAACCGTTAAAGTGTCGAATGGTTGTTATGTTAATGGGAATGGTAACTTCGATGTTCCCCGATATATTGGGGAGCGGTCGATGTCCATTACTAGGTCGATATCTACGTCGCTTAGTGTACCCATGCCTGTGCTCAAGCAGTTTGGCCAGATAGCCTCTTGGCAACACTGTGCGAACGCAGTTGCGTTACTGGTGCAGCAGACGCGGTAGGAGTACCGTATCCTGCATCCAGGCGCTCTCAAGCTGGTATCCCAGCGAAAGGCCATGACGTGAGTCAACAAGCCAACATCACCGTCTTTGACGGTGCAGCAACCCCGGTCACCCACACTCTCGTGGGTGAGGAAGTCTCGCGACTTCCGGACGGGACGATCGTAGCTAAGTGGAAGGAGTCCCTTGCGGGAGTCCCAGACTATGCGCAGATCCGTCTTACCATGACGAAGCGGAAGCTTCCGACTGGCGTTTTCCGGCTCACCTCGCGCGCTGAAGTTCCAGTGATGGAATCTATCGGTACGACGAACTCGAGTGGATACACTGCGGCGCCTAAAGTGGCCTACGTGGATACAGTCGAGATGGTGGGGTACTTTCATGAACGCGGTACTGTCACCGGACGCCGGCTCTGCCGGCAGATGGCGATCAATGTCGCGGGTAGCGTTTCAACCAGCGTGGCACCCGTCACGACTGGCCCGTCACCAGAGTTGTTTGATCAACTCGTTATGGTGTCGTGAGCGTTACCGCTTAACGCCGTATGGTGTTAGGTTTCTTCCCCCTCGCAGTCTAGTTCTTGCGAGGTCTCTTCCCATTACTCTTATGGAGCAACTATGCGAAAATTATCGCACTGGTTAGAGGAGTACTCCCCAGCTGAGTCTATCGACTTCTACAGGGAACTAGCCATCTCACACGCCCGGGAGGGCGGGTTTGTCGGCCAGGACATCGCGGATCTAATAGTTCGCGGTGACCTCAAGGCATTATGTGAGTTCGAACTTGATTACACTAGCATCCTTGCGGACTGTGTTAACGCGCAGCTCAATAGGTTCTGGCTTGACTGGCGACTCGATGTGGTGGTTCAACCACTCATCGACGAGACGGGCTTGTCGGATGCTCAAGATCGCCTGATAAGCGCTTTTGAGTTTGCGAAACGTTTCAAGGAACGCTCGGATGCTGCTAATGCTGACGCGGTTAGGATCGTAAGATCTTGCCGCCAGGCATTAGCCTTCTTCCAGAAAGTCGAAGACCTAGAGATAGGTATAGACAAGGAAGCTGTCGCGTTCGAGAAGTTCATCGAAGCCGAGCAGCTATGTAGCGAAACTAACCACCTTCTGAAGGCGGTCCGATCGGGGAGGGCAAGTCTCTCTCCGCGCGTGAGCAGTGCTATTTATACTGCTAAGCGTAAAATCGCGGATTTGCTAGGTCGGGTGCCCCGAATAGGGGAATTAGAGCTACGGTTCGGCCCTGGCGCCACACGCGCGACCAGAAGAAAGGATGCTTCTATACGCCGCAAACTTGCGGAGAAGCTCCAGTGTAGCGAAGACCTTTTCCCAGCCGTACCATACGTGCTGGAAGAGGTGCCCCACCTTGTTGACATCCATTCTGTGCTGGATAGGACGGATGAAGATGGAAACGAGTGGAGCCGGGTTCAGCTGGAGGTTATACCAGCAAAACTTAGCTTCGTCCCGAAAAGTGCGAAGACTTATCGGTCGATATGCACTGAACCTGGATTGAACACTCTTGTTCAAGCTGGGTACGGTGCGTGGATGGCCAAACGTCTTGCTGCATTTGGTATCGACATCCGAGATCAAACGGTGAATCAACGCCGCGCGATGGAAGGGTCGTTAACGGGCGCTTTAGCAACGCTCGACCTGTCGTCTGCCTCAGATACAATCTCGCAAGAGATTGTTTATGAGCTACTTCCTCTTGACTGGGCTACCGCTCTTAACAGAGCGCGCTCGTCTAATGTTCTCCTCCCGGGAGGGAGGGTGATCAGACAGGAGAAGTTCTCTTCAATGGGGAACGGGTTTACGTTCCCGCTGGAGACTCTTATATTTTGGAGTCTAGCTGCCGCTTGCTGTCGACAAGACAGTGATGCGACGGTTTATGGTGATGATATCATCGTACCGCGCGAGAGCTACGCACTCCTAACGGAGGTATTGTTAGCTGTCGGCTTTAAAGTGAACTTAACGAAGTCGTACCACGAGGGCCCATTTAGGGAATCTTGTGGGAAGGACTACTTTCGGG